CTTGATAACTGGTAAAAATAGTTGATTGGCCTGTCTCATCTGCATCCCCTTCAGTTCCCATCCGCTGACGCAAGATGCTGTAGCTGGAACTTGTGATAAAGGAAGAGCCGTTATCAGTAGAAATGCGGATATTGAAGTTTTGATTGTCGGTCGCCGGTAGGATATTTTCGAGTGTGAACATATATCGATCATAAGTAGTATCAATATCGTCAAATTCCAGAGTGGCTGAACTTGAAGCCGTAGCTGATTCCAAATATATCCAGCCGAATCCTTTTGCTGTACCACTGACAGTGAGATTACCAGCTATAGTGACATTGGTTGTTCCTGTAGGCACTGAAATAACAGCCGCATCAGCATCATTCTTAATTGTTATATCGCTAGTTGATCCCTGCCCAGTTAGAATAAGACCTTCTCCTGAATCATATCCTATGGCTGCGTTGTCACCAGCAGAAGTATCACCAGTAGCATTTAAAGTAAGACCAGTAACATCACTGGAAAAGACACCAGTAGTACCCGTCAATGCCTGTGCTGCAATCGTACTTCCTGATTTAGCTGTAAAAGTATTGGCAGTAAATTGAAAGTCATCTGCACCAGCAATTTCTATGTCAATAGTATCATCTGTATCCGCTGTAATTGACGTATCAGCATCAGCATCAAGAACAAGCTTCTGACCATTAATGTCTAAATTGGCAAGTTCAGATGATGGCGAGGTTCCCATATAAGGCATTACGTTATCTCCATAATTGACAGAACTACATCTGTTGCACCAGTTCCTGTGACAGATAGAGTATCTGTAGTCTCCATAACTACCTTATTTCCTGACAGCAACTCTAGTGAACTATTGCCGGGAATAGGTGTAGTAGTTAGTAATTCAACATCTTGGTTCGATTCGTTATTAGCCCCCGCTCTATTACTTGTATCTGTTCCCAAAGTGACTGTAGCATTAATAGAGCTACTAGTCGTATTACCTAGTATTAAACCTAGTACAACCGTAGTGGTGCTACCAGCAACAGTGTATATTACATCTGCTGATGTTACGCCCGCCTTAGTTACAACTTTAAATGTATTAGCCATGTTGTCCTTCCTTTATATCAGCCCAAAGCAATTGCTAAAGCAGTGGCATTTCCACCAGTAAATGTATTAATATCAGAAGCAGGGATTTGCTTTGTAGTAGTTCCATCAATTACAATAAAAGCATCAGCATCTGCTAGCGTAATTGAAGATGTAGATTTTGCAGAACCGTCTAGTAAATTCAATTCAGCAGTTGTAACATTGGCACCATCAAGTATTTCTAGTTCCGCTTCTAGTATCGCCGCCGAACCAATCGTAAATCCTCCAGCAGTAACAACTCCCGTAGTTGTGATAGTAGATGACCCAGTATCAATAGTACCAAAGCCAGAAGTTATAGAGCCACTATTCAATGCTCCTACGGTAGTTGCTGCCGTAGTTACTAGATTTGGCATTGCGGTAATTTCATCGTCAAAGTACGCAGCTAGATCAGTAACAGCCACTTGTTTCATTGTACCTGCGTCATTAAATACAACCCTATCTGCATCAGCAACCGTAGTGGCCGAAGCAGAAGTATCGCCGTCTATAATGTTAAATTCAGTAGTAGTAACCGTAGCACCGTCTAGTATCTCTAGTTCTGCTTCAAGAATAGCAGCAGAACCAATGGTAAATCCAGTGCCAGTTACGACACCAGTGGATGTTATGGCACCGGAACCTATTGTTCCAGCAGCAGTTACATTGGCACCGCTGAATGTTAGTGCAGTAGTTGTACCTGATTTGATTATCAGATTACCGCTGGTATTTGTAGCTGAACCAAAGGTAGTTCCATCATCTTTAAAGAAGATATCACCACCACCAGCATCAAGTACAATATCTGTACCAGCATCAATATTAGCTAAAGCAGAAGCAGATATAGTAAGATCAGTACCGTCACCTTCAATCTTTTCCCCATCGTCACCAAACGTAATGCCTACATCCGTTGGGATATTTATATCAGATGTTGCAGTTAGATTAATATCGGCTCCCGAAGTAACTGTAAGATCAGTACTATCCCCCTCAATCTTCTCGCCAGTACCAAATGTAATGCCAACATCAGCCGGAACAACAATGTCCGTAGTAGCTGTTAGGTTAATGGCACCACCAGAGGTTACTGTAAGATCAGTACTATCACCTTCGATTTTTTCACCAGTACCAAAGGTAATTCCTACATCAGCGGGAATAACCACATCAGCAGTAGCAGTAAGATTAATATTATTACCTGAAATTGTAAGGTCAGTACCATCACCTTCAATCTTTTCACCATCATTACCGAAAGTAACCCCGATATCCGTTGGGATGTTAATGTCCCCACCACTCCCAACTGTGATTGAAAGGTCCGTTCCATCTGATTCGATTTTCTCCGCTGTAGCAAAAGTGATCCCCACGCCACTAGGAATATTAACATCGGCAACAGCAGTGAGATTGATATTATTTCCCGAAATTGTAAGATCAGTTCCATCGCCCTCAATTTTCTCCCCATCATTACCAAATGTTACACCTACTCCACTAGGGATATTAACATCTGATGTAGCAGTAAGATTAATATCTGCACCAGATGTAAGAGTAAGATCAGTACCATCACCAGAAATATACTCACCACCCTCATCGTATAAGTATAATCTTTTTGAACTATTTATTACTACATCATCACTAAATAGAAAATGATCTTCATCTTCCATCCACGTAAGCAGACCATCACTGGTTTCTCCATCAAAGGTTACTGCAATATCTGTTCCTGCAGTACCATCTCCTATTGTAATTGCTGTTCCTAAAAGCTTGGTAACATTGCCGCCTTCTCCTGTAGTACCATCGTGTGAATGCCCAGTAGACGCAGCGAATGCAGAGACAAGTTGTGTAAACTCATTGTTAAAATCTGCAGCATTAATTACTTCACCAGCTACAATCTCTGTACTGCTTTGTCTTGTATAGGTTGTCCCCATTATCGTCGTCCTCCAATTGTAAATTCTAACTGGTATGAATGTAAAGTAAATGCATTATCTGAACTATCGTGATTAACTCTTACTGCAATAAGAAAACCTGATCCTTCAATTGCCCGTCTAAAAATAGGTGCACCACTTGAATCGTATACGGCATTACCATACGTAGAAGCTGAACTACCATAAATTGCTATGCCGCCGGGAGAAGAAACATCAAAATATGTAGGTTGTGGAACATCCCTAGAATCAGAATCATATCTTATTCTTAATTGAGCATCTACCGTTCCTTCAACTTCATAATTTAAAATTACTCGTTGCATTAATTTACGAAGACCCGCATCTCCAAGAGATAAATCAGGTGATCTATAAACTGCTACAACATTATCTCCGTCAAACGTATCTCCAAGTTCTTGTCGTCTAACAAAGCCATCATAACCACCTTCCATAATATATTCAGTATTACCAATAATTCCCGATTCCATAGCAGAAGGTTTCATTCCTTTAAGATCAGCAAATTCATAACCTATACCTTGCTGAGTGCGTTTAAGTGTAGCTAAAATTCCCCTACTATCTGCTGCTATACCCCCTGTTGCAGGATAAAATAATCTGTACTGGCTTTTATTTCTTACAATTACAGAAGAAAGATTATCAAATCCTATATCTTGTATTCGCTGTTGTATAGGTTTAGATACTGTACCTAATTCTATATCACCAATTCTTTCTGTAGCAGCAATAGTTCTTAATCCATCTGGTGTTAGGAATAATAAATCACCGCCAATTTCTTGAACCGAAAAACCATCAGAGCATCCTAGTACACGAGTTACAGGAGAAACCTGCCAATCGGCTATACTTGTTCCCGTTAATCTATAAATTCTATCTGTACCAAAGATCAATAAACTATCACGAAAACTTTTTATTTCTACAATACTGGTATCTACTTTAATTGATCCAGCACCATTTGCTGCTGTAAAATCTGCCTCGTTAAAAGGGGCAGAAAAGACTAGTTCCTGTGGCGTTGAAGACATTCCTGCAAAAAATGCATGATCTCTAAATATTTGTACAGAGGCAGGATCAGCAGGGGCACCAGTAGCATTTAAAAGAGTATATGTTGATCCATCGAAAGTAGCTGCATTATTAACATCATCTACCATAATAACTTTTAAAGTATTAGAAAAATTAAAATCATCAAACTTATACCGACCAGCAGAAGTTCGTGTAGCTATTGAAGAACCCCAGCCTGTACCAGTACCAAATTTTAATACATTTCCTGCTGCCGCTAAAAGTCCACTATTAAAAATTTTAAGCCCAAGTATTGCATTACTACCATCTACTTGAGTACTATCAAATTTAGTAGAACCAGTAAGCCTTCTATATCCACCCCCAATACTTGGTTCAAAATTTTGTAACTCAACTGCCGCTCCCGGTGGCATGGAAAAATCATCCCTATCAAGAACTAAACCCCCACCTAAAGAAACTGTTACAGGAGATATTGCTGAAGTATCTGGCATTTATATTATCCTGCTGGTTTAATTTGTTCTTCAATGAAGAGAGAAACAGTTAAGTCATTTGCTGCAGATGCTTGTGCTTTAAATATATCTCCTGCTTCTAAGAATATATTAGCATCATTTATACGAAGATAA